CACGTGGCAGTCCGGGAGCACGATCCCACCGTGAACCAGTTTGGCGTTCGGGCTGACCCGGAACACGTACTCGGCGACTTCGAGCGTACAGCGGGTCATCACGTCGTCGTCGTCCGCCCAGCAAATGGCGTCCCCGGTCGCGTGCCCCAGCGCCTTGTTCCGCGCGTGAGATTCGCTCGCGCGGTCCGCGTGCTGGAACAACCGGATGCGGGGATCGTCGGGAACCTCAACCGGGGCCGCGTCGTTGTTGACGACCACCAATTCCAGGTTCCGGTAGGTCTGGTTCAGAACCGATTCGATCGCCCGGGGCAGCGTGTGGGGCCGCCGGTAGGTCACCATGATGACGCTGAACTTCATTCGCTTCTCCGCTCCCCGCGGGGCGCCGGTACCGGTAGCCCTGCGCGTAGTTGTAAACGGTGCCCTCATCCACCCCGAACCGCTTGGCCAACAGCCACGGCTTCTTCCCGGCCGCCACCTGCCCCCGGATGTACGCGCGCTGCCCGGGGGGTAACTTCGGCGGGCGCCCCGACGGGCGCGGCGCCCAGAACAGGTTCCCGGGGCGGACGTTCCGCGGGTTGCCGTCGAGGTAGCCGACGAACCAGCCGTCCGGGCGCGGCCCGCGCCACGCGAGGCACACCAGCTTGGCGAGGGAAACCGACGTGGTGCCGGTCGCGGTCCGCGCGACGACGGTGCGGCCCTTCCCCCACCCCATCACCGGAACCCACCGCTTCCCCGCGGGCGTGCGGGCGAACACCGTCCCGTCCGCCCCCGCGACGTACCGCGGGAACCCGGGCACGGGCCGGAACTCGACACCCGCGGGCAGCGTCGCGACGCTCTTGGCGGATCGTCTCACGCGGCCATCCACGGTTCGAAGCGGGTCGCGTCGAGGATGTCTTGCGGGTCGAACACGGCCCCGGTGGCGGCTTCGAAACTGGTTTCGTACTCCTGGGCGAACCACTTCGCGCCTAACGCCCGCCGCTCGTCTGCCAAAAACGCTGGGCCGATCCGCGGGCAGTCGGCGGCCTTCACCTGTGCCCGCTTCCAGCCCGAACCGCCTTCGGTCCACTCCTGGAAGAAGAACCCGCGGGGGCCGAACGGCGTGCTGGTCAGCAGCATCCGCCCGCCCAGCGCCAGCATCGGCCGCAGGCTGAAGAACAGTTCGTCCGGGGCGCGGGCGGCCTCATCGACCACGACCAGGGCGGGGTTACTGAACCCGACCAGCCCGTCCGGGTCGCCCGGTAGCGCGATGATCCGCGCGCCGTTGACCAGTTCCAGGCTGGTCTTGTTCACCGCGTCCGCCCCGACCGGGCGGCCCAGCAGCCGCCACAGCGCCACGCACTTGCGGAATACCTCCGTGCTCTGGCGCAGCGTCGGGCTGCAAATCAGCGTGAGCGATCCGGGCTGGGTCAGGGCGGTCGCCAAGCAGTCGGCCGCCGCGTAGGTACTCTTCCCGCTCTGCCGGCAGCAAAGGCAGATGGCCCGGTGCGGCTTGGCCCGCAACAGGTCGCGTTGCCACCGGTCAGGAACCACCTTCGCCAGCTTCAGGACCGCCGACCGGTCCGCCTTCAGGGCGGTCAGGCAAGCCGGGTTCGTCCGGCGGGCCGCCGTCCTCTTCTCCACCGCCTTCAGCCGGCCCGTCAGGTTCATCGGCCGCTCTCTCCAGTTCCCCCAGCCGGCGGGCCAACCCGGTGTGTTCCCGGACGCGGATCAGGACGTCCGCGAGCGTCCGGCACGCACCCAGCGCGACGACCTCTTTCGCGCTCCCGACCAGTTCGGCCAGCCGGTCCAGGACCGAACCCAGCCGGCCCGCCATGCCGCCCGCGAATCGCTCCAGAAGCGCGTCCTGTGCCCGATCGACCAGCCGGCGGAAGGCAGGATCGGCCAGCCGGCGGGCCACAGTGCGGACCGAAACCCCGGCCGCCGTTGCGGCTTCCTCTTGCGACGCACCGGCCGCCAGAGAGGCGGCTAACAGGGCATCAGCCGCGGATTTCCTGCCACCACGTGCCATTTCGTGCCAACTCAGTTCAGCCCGGGGACCGCATCCAGGGCGCTCATACCCTTCCGGTCGTCGTCGTTCGCAGTCGGCGGGTTCGCGTCCGGGTACGGGCCGGAATGTTGGGGCGCTGGTGCCTTCACGTACTCGTCTCCGTCGTCGCGATCGGGAAGCCCCAACCGTGCTCGTACTTCGTTGATGGTGACCGCGCCGGCCCGGATGCCTTGATCCCAGTCGGCCCGCTCGCTGTCGTCGTCGCGGGCTTGCGGCGGGTCGATCCAGACGGTTAGAAGCGGGTCGCGGAAGAACAGCCGGAACCACCGCGTCAGAACCTGCCCGACGAGGATGCACAGCGGGGCCAGCGCGCCGGAAACCAAGTGCTGTTCCGCGACCAGCGACGACGCCTTGTTCGCGCTCTCGATTTCCCCAATCACGATCGGGTTGACCCCGAACAGTTGCAGTATCCGGCTCTTGGTCATGGCGCCGGATGATTGGAAATCGACTTCCACCGGCGACTTGTCGAACCGCTCCACCGACCGAATCAACCCGTCGAGGATGAGCGGTTCGCCCGCGTTCAGGGCACCGCTCGTCCAATCCTTGATGCGACTCTGAAGAACCCGGCGCTGGGCGGCCGTGAGCGTGGGCCGATCCTTTTCCGGGTCGGCCGACGGGAGCGAAGCCGCTTCGTCGCCCACCTGGACGATCAGCCCGGGCAGCCCGCCGTTGGCGAACTTCGATAGCTGGGCGGTCTGGATGTCATCGTCCAGTACCGCGGCCGACCAGCCGGCGGCCAGCGGGGAAAGCGGGGCCAGCGGGTCGGCCGGGTTCGGAAGCTGGATCAGCAACAGTTCGTCGGAGGTAAGCCGGAACTGCCGCCCGCTGTTCCCGGGGGACACGACGAACCGCGTCAGGGGCAACTTCGCGTCCGGGTCGGGTGTGACCCAGTGCGACGGGATGAACCACAGCCGGAGCGCGTCGCCCTCGGTGTCGGCCCAGACGTACGCCCGGCCGGTCAGTTCCAGGGACGCGACCAGCAGGTAAACCAGCGACCACGACACCGCGTAAGGGTTCGGGTCGTGGATCGCGTCCAGGAGCGGGTGTGCGGTCAGTTCCTTCACGTCGCCGGGGCGCATCCACGGCGGGTGAGCGGAAGCCGCCTTCGTGCCCTTCCCCGGCTTCCCGCCCGCCACGCGGCCGACCCGGACGGACCGGGCCGCGATGCGCTGGGCGATGACCCGGACGCAGGCGTGAACCCAGTTGCGGTTCATGGCCAGCGCGCGGGCGTCGTTCAGCGGGGTGGACAGCCCCGACCCGAACCCGGACGAACCGCCGATGTAATCCGTGAGCGTCCCCCTGGTCTTGCCTTTGGTCGCGGGCGCGGCGGGGGCGCTGGTCGCCGGGGCCGAACCGGCGAACCAACTACCGACCCGCTCTTTCAGCCAAGCCAGCATGGCGGCTCTCCCGGTGCGACCGCGAACGAACAGGTTACTTGGCGGTCAGCTTCTCGCGTTCGGCCGCGGGCAGCTTCGCCAGCAGCAGCTTGATGAGCGCGTTCTGGTCGGCAATGGTCGCGTCGCGCGGGTCGGCCGCCGCGGCGCTGACCGAACTGAACACCCGGGGCCGGGCGTCCTTCGGCGGGCTGTCCGGGAGCGTGCCGGCCGTGAGCCGGGCGTGCCCGCCGCGGACCGCCTTGACCATCGACGCCAGCCAGGACGGTACGTGTGCGTTCTGGTACCGGCGTTCGGCCGGGTCGAACTTCACCGCGTCCTCTTTGGCGTCTTCGCGGCGGGCGATGATCTTCGCCACCGCCGCCCGCGTCTTGGCGTGCTCGGTCGCGTGCAGCGGTTCCAGGATGCAGCCGATTCCCTTTTCGGTGTCGATCCGCACCCGCTGGCCGGGCACCCCGTCGGGAAGCGCCATTGCCAGGGCGCCGGCGGTCGGCACGCTGACCCGCCCGGCCCGGAAGCTGCCCCGCACGCGCACGTCCTCGGTGCCCGTCGAGAACAGGTAGTCTTGGTTCACGTCCCCGCCGATTTCGATTTCCAGAATCACGGTTCGCTCCCGGTCAGAGTGTCAAGAAAGGACAAAGGAAAATCGTCAGACGCGGCCCCCGTGGGCGATCGGGGGCCGCGCCCGGAATGGTCACGACTGAAGATCGGTCATCAACGCGATGGCGTTCGCGTCCACCATCTGGCCGCCGTAGCGCGCCCGCAGGCCGATCAGTTGCGTGTTGGCGAGCGCCAGCGTCCGGCCGCCCCGCTCCCGGACGACCTCCAGCCCGCCGCGGACGTACATGCGGTACTTCTTCAAGGCGACGAAGGCCGCCTTGTTGTTGGGAAGGTCGTTTTGGACGCGGTACTTGTACTCGAAAAGCTGGTACCGCTGGGTGTCGTCGGTTCCCATCATCCCCTGCCCGAACACGCGCCGCTCGTCGCCCGGCCCCACCGGGATCGACCGAACCCGCCGGTACGTCGTGTCGTTCCCGACGAAGGAACCTTCCCAGCCCTGGCGGTACTGAAGCGGGAGTCCGAAAATCAGCGACTCCATGTCGCTGACCGTCGGCGGTCCGCCGGCCCCGTTCTCGGAACTGATCGCGACCAGCCCGGACGTGTTGAGGCACCCGAGCGGTTCCGACGTGCCGTTCCCGACGACCGCCACGCGGTCCAACTCGCTCCGCATCCGCTCGCCGAACTGCTCCACGACCGCGGCGCCCAGGTCGATCGGGCTGTCGTCCTCCAACTGGTTGCTCAGTTCCAGGAAGCCGTTGAAGCTGAAGATCGGCGTATCCACCGACGTCATCAGCCCGGACGTGTTGAAGGGCATCACCTGTGTGCCCGGGGCCACGCCCCAGCCGCCCGTCAGCGGCGCCATCTTCGGCGCGATGACCCGGCGCCCGCCGATCGGTTTCATGTCCACGAAGGGGGCGATTTGGCCGCTCAGCAGCGGCGTGGTGATGAGCGCGCTGTCCAGCACCGCGGGCGCCGCGTAGATTCCCCCGCTGGTCGTGTCGTCCAGCAGCGCCTTCACTTCGGTGGCCGGGATGTACCCGTCGGCGCTGTACCCGCCGTAGTCGTAGCTCTTGCTCTGGCCGATCCACGCTTCCTTCGTCGCGGCA